GGCCTGGGACAAGGTGGCCTTTGCCAGCTGGAAGGTGGCGAACATGCGCCTACGGTGGGGCCGCAAGGTGGTGAATGCGTGGCTTGGCAGGGTCAATGCCGACAAGGCCCGCACCGTGTCGCTGCATGACCTGGTGTTTGAGCCGGGCTGTGATGTGCCTGATCACCAGATCAACATGTTCGGCGGGCTTGATGTGGAGCCCATCCAGTGCACCCCAGAGGAGGTGCAGCCCATGCTGGACTTGCTGCAGCACCTGTGCAGCGAGACCCGGCCGCCGGCGGGCTGGCCTGTGGAGCCTGGCCAGGATGAGATCGATGCGGTGATGCGCTGGGTGTTGTGCTGGCAGGCCCTGCCGCTGCAGCGCATCGGCACAAAGATGCAAACCGCCATCGTGCTGCACGGTGCCCAGGGGACAGGCAAAAACCTGTACTGGGACATGTGGCGCGACCTGTTCGGTGTGTACGGCATCACGGTGGGCCAGACCGAGATCGAGGACAAATATAACGGCTGGGTGAGCCGAAAGCTGGCCATCATCGGTGATGAGGTGGTCAGCCGCCAGGAGATGTATCACAACAAGAACCGGCTGAAGTCGGTGGTGACGCAGTTGGAGAAGTTCCCGATTCGGGGCATGCACAAAGAAACTCGCTGGGAGTCGAACCACGCGAACGTGGTGTTTCTGAGTAACGAAAGCCAGCCGCTGGCGCTTGAGGAGCGAGACCGGCGCTACCTGGTCATCTACACGCCGCTTGAGGCCCCGCCTGAGCTGTATCAGCGTGTGAGGGACTTCAAGGCCAACGGTGGGCTGGGCAAATGGCTGTACTACCTGCAGCACTACCCGGTGGGCGCCTTCGATGCGCACACGAAGCCACCGATGACCCAGGCCAAACAGGACCTGATCGAGCTGAACTGGAAGGCCCCGGAGCGGTTTGCCAACGAGTGGCTGAACCACTTCCTGGATCTGCCCGTGAAGGTGTGCAGCGCTGAGCAGCTGTACCGCGCCTTCAGGCGCTGGTGTGACCGTCAGGGCGAGAAGTACCCGCCGCCTCAGGCGATCTTCACCACGGCCGTGCGAAGATGGGCGCGTGAGCGGGTCAGGCGTGTGGATGGCATCCTGCCCGCGCCCCTCCTGGACTATCGGCAGATCTGCCTGTCTGATGCGTCCAAAACGTGGCGCAAAACCGTGCGCTGCTGGATACCTTCAGACGCAGAGCCTGAAGAGGGTGCGCTTGGCCCATGGGCCTATCGGTGCATCGAAGACTTCGAGGACTTCCTCGGAAAGTACACGCGCGGCTATGCAATGGCCGGTGAAACGGTCTCTTGAGCGGGAAAAACCGGTGTCTGTCCCGGCTCTGTCCCGCCTCTGTCCCGCGCTAAGTCCTTGTGGTTACTTGTGTTCCGCCTGTCCCGCCTGTTTCTCGCGTATGCGTGCGCGTGCGCGTGCGCGGCGGGCTGTTCCTGCGTCCAACTGATCAAGAAGTTTTTTCCCATGCGCGAAACCCCTTTTTAGGCGGAACACAAGTAACGACAACAACTTAGGTCGGGACAGAGGCGGGACAGAGTCGGGACAGACCGGAACAACATCAGAAAGGCTTGAAATGGCAAAAATCGAATGGGTTCATCACCGTCTGGAGCGGTGGGCACTGTGGATGAGCCGGGGCGGCACGCATCTGGGCTTCAAGACGCCTGCCACCTTCAGGGACTACGTGCCTGACGACGCCAGCCGAGAGGCGGTGGTGCCAGTGGGTGAAGAGGAGGCTTGGGCCACGCACGAGGCGATCAAGCGCCTGCCAGAGCCTCTGGGTGAAACGGTGGCCCGGTATTACCTGCACGACTCTGACCGTTGTCGCAAACACCTGGCCATCAGCGCATCGGTGTTGAGCCAGCGCATTGACCAGGCCCACCGCCAGCTGGTGGTGATGTTCGCCAAGCCGGCCACGGCTGAAGAGCCCAGCTGGTACAAGCGCGTGCAACAGCAGCCCGATGGGGGGAGTTTTCCGCGTTAAACAAATCAGGTACATTTCAGCTAAGCTGTGCGCCAGCTGCGTCCCTACCACGTAGCCCGCCTGCCAGCCCCGTGCGAAAGCCCGGGGCTTTTCTGTTTCTGGAGGTCTGATGATCAGCGTCACGCACAACGCAGCGCAGGTGATCACTGGCCTGGGCTTTTACGAAAAGCAAGCCCGGTTCGCCATCTCTCTGGCCCTGACGCGAACGGCGTCAGACATCAGAGACGCCATGCCTGCCGCGCTGGAATCAGACCTGGATCGGCCCACCCAGTTCACCAAGCGGGGCTTTGCCATCGATCGCGCCACACCGGCCGCCCTGCGGTCTGCCGTGTATGTGCGGCCGATTCAGGCTGCCTATCTGCGCTATCAGGTGCTGGGTGGGCCACGGCCCCCGAAGCGCACGGCCTTGAGGCTGCCTGCCACACTCAAGCTCAACCAGTACGGCAACATGCCAGCTGGGGTGATCAGGCAACTCGTCGCGCGAGCCAATGCAGGCAAGCGGGCCACCAATAAGCAGGCCAAGCGCTTCGGCATCAGCAAGGCCCTGGACCTGTTCTACGGCGAGCCCGGCGATGGTCGCCCTGCTGGCATCTACAAGCGTGTGGTGCTGGGCCCCGGTCGTCATCAGCTGGTGCCGGTGGTGGTGTTCCCCAAGCAGCCTGCCCAGTACCGCAGGCGCTTCGACTTCTATGGCCACGCGCTGCGCATCACACAGCAGCGATGGGCGGCCAACGTCTCTGCAGCGCTGCGCCAGGCGGTCGGCTCGGCTCGGTAGGCATGCCCTTTGGTCAATGGGCCCGACTGTTGTGTCGGGTCCTTCCCCAGGGTGTGCGCCACGCGGGTCATTCGCGAGCCCGATTCCCGCGCTTGTGACGGGTTTGGTGCTGGGTAGTCGCTGAGGTAGTCGGCCCGGTAGTCGATTGAGGTTATCAATGGCAAACCTGATGAGTCAGCGGGCCTACAGCCGGCATCGCGGCTGTGCGCTGCGTGCGGTGCAGAAGGCCATCGAGGCTGGCCGCATCACCCTGGTGACCGGCCCTGATGGCAAGCAGTACGTCGACCAGGTGCAAGCCGATCGAGACTGGGACCGCAACACCGACCAGGCCAAGCAGACCCTGATGCACGCCAGCACGGGCGCCACGCCCGCGCCGCCCAGCGCCACAGCGCCGCCCCGGGTGGCCGCCTCGGATGGTGGGCCGGATGATGACGACGCCCCGGAGCCTGAGGGCCAGAGCGATGCCTACAGAAAGGCCCGGGCCCAGCGCGAAGAGATCCGCCGCGATCGCGAGCTGCTGGAGCTGGAGAAGCTGCGCGGCAACCTGATCGCGCTGGACGAGGTGCGGGCCCTGGCGTTCACGGCCTTCCGCACCTTGCGTGACAGCCTGCTGAACGTGCCCGCCCGGATCAAAGACGAGCGGCCGCGCAGATGGACCCGCTGCTGGTCGAGCAGCTCATCGAGCGAGAAATCACGGCAGTGCTGTCCAGCTTCGACCTGGCCAAGGTCACCAGCGACCAGGACGAAGACGATGATGAAGACGAAGCATGACGCCCCAGCTCAAGTTCCTGAACGGCATCCGCGATGCCGTCCGCCCTGACCCGAAGGTTTGGGTGGACGAATGGGCCGAGCAGAACCGCGTGCTGCCGCCAGACACGCCCGAGCCTGGGCAGTGGCGCAACCACCGCACGCCGTACCTGATCGACATCATGCGCACGATGTCGCCTGGCAGCCTCTACCGTGAGGGCTGGGTGATGAAGGGCCACCAGGTCGGGGGCTCATCGGCTGGCGAGAACTTCATCGGCGCATCGATCTGCACTGCTGCAGGCTCGATCCTGGTCGTGTTTCCGACGCTGGAAGACGCCAAGCAATGGGAGATGACGCGCTTCGAAGAGATGCGCAAGACCACCAAGGATCTGCGCCGCCGCGTGCGCGATGCGGATGTGAAGGGCGCGAACAACACCAAGCTGCGCAAGAAGTACCCTGGCGGGGTGATGCGGCTGGTGGGTTCAAACCGGGTCGGGGCGCTGAAGTCGAGCACCGTCCGGTATGTGAAGTTTGAAGAGCCGGACGAATACCCGGCGGCCATTGGTGAGCAGGGCGACACCATCACCCTGACCAAAAAGCGCACCTCCAACTTCGGGCGCAAGGCCAAGATCTACGGTGACGGCACCCCGACGATTGAAGATCGATCAGCCATCGAGGCGCAGTGCAAACGCGGTGATCAGCGCAAGTGGCATGTGCCCTGCCCTGACTGTGGCCATGCGCAAACCTTCGAGTGGGAGCGCTTCCGGTGGGAGCCTGGCCAGCCTGACACGGTGCTGTACCACTGCGTTGCCTGCGGCACGGGATCACCGACTGCCCATAGAGAGGCTGAGACTGCCAAGGCACACAG